CTGGCCTGGCGCCCTGCACCAGCCATACGTCTCGTAGACGTTTAGCCGTCGAGGGCGCGCCGAGAAAGCATGGAGCGGTTTCGATTATCACCTCGTGCGTCTCTTGGGCTTGCCCCTCTGCTACGGCCTCCCCGCCGGCCAGGCCGTACAACCGGCCATCCAGGCGAGTCCAGCTTGCACGAGAAGATGGAAGGGTCGACCATGCGCCTTCGGTTTGGGTAAACACGTAGACCTGCCTGCCAGCACTTAGCCACACCTCACGGCGCCCCTGCTCCGAAGTAAAATGCGCCAGGGATGTGTCTGTGTCCATCGACGACAAGAAGGAGCCATCATGGAGCGCGGCAGATACGATCCCGTCCGGCGTTGGAGTAAGGCGCACCACACCCCGATCGGTAGCAGCGTAGACCGGACCATTGGCGTTTGTGTACGCGAACCGCGAGACAACGCCCATATTTGGGGCAATCGGGGACACGTTCTGCACAAACGGGGTGCTGCCGGTCCTCATCGACCAGATGGAGTTTTTTCCCAACACGACGAGCGGGTAATCCCCGTATTGGCCTTCTGAAACCGGGGCGGCGTTTGACGTGATTGCAAGCACCGGGTCGTCCTCGTCTTCCGCGACGTACGCTAAATTCTCGACCGGAAGGTCCAGCGGGCGATTCACCTCGCTCCACACAATTCGGGTCCCGTCCCGGTCGACCTTGTCTGCCGTTCCTGCGTAATCGGTGGTTGCCTGTTGCCCGCCAGTTGCAGTGGAGAGGTCGAGGCCAATGCTGTCGGCTTCCGCGTACGCGACCACATCGGCCTCCCCTCCATTTGCCTCGCCGGTTGTTTTTGCTTCGAGCTTGAGCTCGAGCTCTACGGCGTCACTGGACGGAAAATCAGACGCCTCGTACACCCCCTCCCCGCCGTCCTCCGACTCGTCTACTGATACCGAAAAGCCACCGATGCTGTTAGCATCGCTCCCGGTGCCGTCCATGACGTTTAGGGTTAGGGTCGCATCGGCCGTGCCATACCCGCCGCCCCGTGCGTCTACTGTCGCGCCAATTAGGGCCGAAACGCGTACCGACTCGAGGTTTTCGTCGCTGGCGAGGACGTCGGACAGCTCAATCGAGAGGGTTTTCGAGGTGTCGGGGTCTTTTGAGCTGTTATCCTGTAGCGGTCGTGCGATCGTTGATGCTTGGGCCCGAAACGTGCCATCGGTCCACCCATCATCCCCGGTAATATCCCGGTTCGACGTTTCTAACGACTTCAATGATACCTGGTCCTTCCCCGGCTCGACGTAGGCAAAGTTTGCGTTGCCTGCCTCTTTGAGCTCCGGCTCTGCCCCCTGAACGTCAAGCACCTTCCAGGTCGCCGCATCAATACTGCCGCTGTAATCCTGCGACACAAGCCACGCCCATGATCGAGCGCGGCTGTCCCGGTAGTAAATGCTGCCCTGCTTGAACCCGACGGTTTCAGCGGCGCTTGAGGAAAAGCCGACGGGCTCCGAATACCGCGTGATTGTGCCCTGCGAGGTCTCAATGTCAGCCCGCATCATAAGGTGAAAATCGCTCCCTCCGTCCGCACCAGCAACCATGTGTTTTAGGAGTGGGCGCTCGTAGTCGTAGAGGACGTCCCCCATAATCATTCGCCCATTGAACGAATAAAGGGCGCCTGCCGCGATCTCGTGGTGAACGAGCGTCCGCGTTTTGTGCGGGGTCGACGCGATAATGGACTCAAGGGGGTCTTTCCAGGTCGCCGTGGTGCCAGGGTCCGGTAGGCCGTCGAACGAGCTGATCCGGTACCCTGGGACGTCCGGGGCGCTTACATCGGTGGTCGATGGCCCTGCGGCTTCCGGGTGAACAATGATAACCAACCCTTCAATCCGGCTCGGCCACCCTCCGCTCGGCTGCCCGTTGGGGTAGGCGTCCACGCTGATTTGCGCCTCGTATGTAATCTGCTGCACCCCTCGGTCCCCTGAAGGGTCGGCCGTCCGGTCTCCACCTCTATCGTCACGAGATTTGCTTGGGCGATTGCGCGATCGCCCGGTGGGGGTTGTGGTAAACAGAGGCCCAGATGCTGGCCCAATCGTCCCGTCCTCCATGCGCCAGGCCACCCGAAACACATATCGGCCCGATGGCACACCATCGTCTCGTTGATTCCAGTTAATGCTAAAGGTCGGTGGTGCAGGCCACGGAAGCTCTGTTACGGTGTCACCCTGCAAGAATTTAAGGGTCTCTGGCTTTCCGACGCCAGCACCGGAAGTTACTGCAACCGCTGTATCTTTTGAGACGCTCGCAGACTGGATTTCTCGGGTGTCGTCGCTTCCGCTTAGTGCGTCCAGCTGAACCGAAGACCAGGTGGCCGGGTCGATCGCCTCGATCGTGTTCGGGGCCTGATCCGTGAGTGCAAGAAGCCTTGGCCCATCCTCGAGCGGCTGCCTTGCAAGTGACTGGATTCCGGTAATGCCGCTCTTGCTGGCCTTCGGGGCCGGCACCCACCCCTGCCGCCCCGGCGGCCGGGCCACGCCGGACAGGGTGCGGCACGCGCCCTTCTCGGTCTGCACCGCCGGGCTGGCCCGGTCGAGACCACGAAATGGGATAACGTCTTGCTCTGGCATGACGTGGAGCGTTTGCTCTGGCTGTTAGCTGTCGTCTTGCTGGCGCGCCTGCCGTAGGGCCTGCTGCACCATCGGTTGCTGGCCGGCCTGGATCTGTTGGAGGATGATTTGCGCCGCCTGGCGCATAACGTCCCACCCCTCCTCTCCGTCGGCCGCGAGGGTGTACGACGTGGCCCACAGAATAATCGCCTCTTGAAGGATCTCCGGGGTGCTTTCCGGGGCCAGCTCGGGCAGGTACGTAAACTCTTCGACGGCCGGCGTGCTGTCCTGGGGCCAACACCGGATTTTCTCTCCGGAAGACTCGGTGGGGGCCGGCACCTTCGCGGCGACCGGGCTGTACGGGTCCGCTGCCGTGTACGTGTTGTGCTGCAAGCGGACCTGGTTGCTGCGTGGGTCGACGAGCTCGTACAGGACGCGCTCCCAGCTGGCCAGGCGCAGGGTCATAAACCGCATGAAGTCGTCGGGGAGTACGATCTCGGTCGATTTTGCGTTGTTGCTTACGCTCTGACTGCTTCCGTCGGCGCTGGCCTCGTCGACGGCCGTGCGGGGCGCGGCATTGAACACGTTCCGCATGGCGGTCACCAGGTGGTCGTAGACCGATTTTCGGTTGATGCCCACCGATTGGGCCTGCGGGGTCTCCTTGTCGGCGTGGCTCTCGACCTGGGAGATCAGTTCGTTTTGCTCGGGCGTGTCGTCGTAGGTGAATGTGGCCATAACGGCGAAGGGGCGTCGTTAAAATCCAAGTGGGTTGTAGTGGCGGGTCGCGGTTTTCTGCGCGAGAGGGTCGCCCTTGTGCGGCCGGACGCCGCGCTCGTACCGTTGGCCCGCCTGGTCAGACAGGCCGGGTTCGCCGTGGAAGTCGAAATACTCCCGCACGACGAACGCCACCAGGGCCCGGTTTAGCTCCGACGGGGCCGCGTCCACTACCGCGTCGATCGTCTTGCTCGCACCGACCGACCCATTGAGTCCAATTTCAAGCTCGACGTCATATGCCTTGCTCGGAACCGGCCAGAAATACAGGCTTCCCCCATGGGCGCCGATCTTCTCGGGGCGGCCGGTCTCTGCGTCCGGGTTCTTCGAGGCGCTGGCCAGCGTGGAGCCCTCCACGAGCTTGAGCTCGTACCGGTCTCCGTCGTAAATGGCTGCCTCAAGGATCTTGTCCAGGTACGGCGGCTTCGGCTTCGACGCCGTCCCTTGGCTCAAAGACAGCGTTTCCGAATCGGTAAGCCGGTCGGTCCGCGTGGCCACCTCGACGAGGGCGTCCTCGAGGTACATTTCAAGCAAGGCGTCGTCGGCGTCACTTGCGGCCAGGGTGGGGTCGTTGACCCGCTCGGCCAGGGCCCCAATCCGCTTCTTGGCCTTCGTGAGAATCGTGCTGGCAGGCATAGGGCGCGGGGCTGTTTGCAAAAAAATACGGATGCCAGGGGCCGGTGGAGCTTGCGCCCTCCGTGCCCCTCTCACCCGTCGCGGCGGTAGGCAGGAACCGCGATTTGTACGGCCTACTCCGCGTACTTCTCGATAATGTACCCGTTCTCGCGGGCGAAGTCTTGAATCTCTTCGGTGGTTGCGTCTGCGCCAGGGGCCCCGGAGAGGTCGACGCCGCGCTCGGCCAGCACCTCGAGGGCCTCGGTGCGGTTGGTTGGCTCGGTGAGGACTTCGAGCTCCTGGCCGCTGGCGTCGGAAGGCACGTCGTCAATCTGGCCGGCCACCTGCTGCTCGGTCATGCCTCCTCCAGACAGCATTTCGACCGCCTCCTCTTCGGTCATTACCTGGCCATTCACCATTACCTCGCCCTCGGCCAGGTCGGGCTCGCTTACGGTCTCGTCGGCAGGGATGCCGCCAGTCTCTTGGACGTCGCGCTCCGTCGCGGCCAGCTTGAAGAGGTCGCCGTAGTGGTCGTGCTCGGTAAGCAGCTTTGCTTCGGCGTAGGAGAGGCTCTGGCCGTCCCCGATCGGGTAAAGGCCCGCGTCGAAGTTTACGGAGCTGCCGCCGATCTCCTTGGCCCGCCGCTCGCCGTCCGGCCCCTTGTACCAGATCATTTCCTCTGGCAGGTAGATGGTCAGCTGGTTGCCGGTGAGGCTCACAAAACGCGCAGTGTCGAGGTCCAGCGGCTCGCCCGTTTCCGGGTGCGGGACGTCGCCAAACGGTGAGTCAGTCTGTGCCATGGGTTAAGTCGGATTGGTAGGGGAAGGGTGTAAGGCGTACGCTCCTCCACATCGGCCCCTGGCCTGGCGGGCTGGCAGGCCAATGTAAATCAAACGCCAGGGAGGGGCCGGATGGAGGGATTACCACGGCTTACGCCGATCCGGTAATCTTTGCGTGCGCGTCATTGTAGCGAAATTCGAGGGTGGCCTCCTCCTTGACCTGCACGGCCTGGCCATCCTTGAGCTGCGTCTCCTCGAGGTTGACGTCGACAATCTTCATCGGATTCAACTCACGAATCCGAAGATACTCGTAGTCGAGGATGTACCCGAGGCGGCTCCGGTTCTGCTCGTCAAACAGCTGCTCGTGGACGAGCCGGATGGTCCCGAACCCGAACTGAATTTCGGGGATCTCCCGGCGAAGAAGGTTGCTCCGGTAGTTGGACCGGCGCAGTTTGTCCTGGTCCAGCTCCATGATGTCCTGCACCATGAGGCTGTCGCAGTGGAGGTACTTCACCTCCGAGCTGTTGGTGCCCACGAACGTCTGCCGGACAATGTCGAGCAGCTTCGAGACGTCGAAACTGGACTTCGAGTAGCTGAACACCTTGTTCAGCCCAAAGTCCTCGATGCCGCCGGCAAAGTGGGTCTTATCACCGCCCTTCGTCACGACGTCGCGCTTGCCAAAGAAGAGGATGGACTCCCGGCTCGTCTGAAAGTCGTACAGCTGGTTGTCCCGCTGCTGGGTCCAGCTGTCCCCGGCGTAGTCGCTCGTCGCCTGCTTCGTCCGCGAAATCCCGATCACTTCGTCCATGCGTTGGACGTAGTTGTACTTCTCGACCGGGTAGGACGAGCGGTAGGCGCTGGCGTCAAAGAACTCTTCCTTCGCGTTGCCGAGACGCGTAATCTGCTCGCCGTCGGCCATGCCGGGCACGGTGCCCCACTGATCGTCACTGTCGCCATCGACGTTGGCCACGGTGATGTTACCGGCCGACGTGTCCGTGACAATCAGCACCGCGTTCGGCTGGTTGCTGTTGTCCGGAAGCTGGAGAAGGTCGTCGATTTGGTAAATGTCGTCATTTACCGCAATCTGCTTCGTCGAGTCCGCGTTCCCGGCCGTCGAGCTCCCAGATTTCGTGGTGTTGCGGGGCAGGGTGTCCTGCTCGTGCCAGTGGATGCGCGCCTGCTGCGCCTGCGGGCCCTTCCGGAGGTTGCGGAGCGCCACGTATAATGGCGAATTTTGCGGCTTGCGCCACGTCAGCATGTTGGACACGTCCTTATACTGGACGTCGTCCGGCGTGTCACGCTGCAAGAGGGCGTCCTGCGTCGTGACGGCCATCCCGACCATCCCGGCCATGGCCGCGCCCACAAGGGACGGGGCAAATGAAATCAGATTCGAGGTTGTGAAAACGAGCGCCACCAGGGCAGTCAGCGCCACCCCAACAGCGGCAACCCATTTCTTAGTCGTGTCCATGATTTAAGGGGTGTAAGTAAAGAAGATGGTGAAACCGCGACCCTGCCTGTTGCCGCTGGCCAGGTAGTGCCCTGGCTGCTCTACTTGTGCGTGTCGTAGTGCGCGTGCCGTTAGAACGAGCTGTGATCCATGCCGGCGTCGTCGGCCTCCGCGCCCAAGATGCCGGGCACCTGCTGGGACGCCTGGCCGCCGCCGTCGCTTTTGCCGGTGCCGGACGCGCCCTTGAGGTCGGGCAGGCCATCGGCGCCGCCTTCCTTGAGCTCCTCCACCGCCCGGTTGTATCCCTTCTGGTACGCTTCCGTCTCCTCGACCGGGGTGTCATTGTCTTGGCGCCCATTGAGGGCCTCATACGCCAGGTCGAATACGTCCATGCGGGGAAGCTCGCCCTTTTCGGCGTCTCCGTAGAAGGTCTTTGCAAACTGCTGCTTGAACTGCTCTCCCTCCTTGTCGCTTAGGCCCTTTCGCTTCTTGAAGGACTCGAACGCCTGCTGAAAGTCCTGCTTGACCTGCTGGCGCTTCCGCTGCTGCTCCTGGCGCTCCTGGCGGCGCTCCTGCATCTTCTCCTGGCGGCTGTTGAGGCGCGCCTTGAAGTCGGCCCACTCGTCCGGGTTCTCCATTTTGTCCGGCGCCTGCACGTCGATCCCCTCGACGTCTTGGGCGGCCATGTAGAAGTCGACCGGGTCGATCTCCCCCTCGGTTTCCGCGAGGCTGTGCATGAGCTGCGCGGCTTGCGGGACCTGCTCGAGGACGTTGGAAAACTGGTCGAAGCCCCGGAGGTCGCGCTGCATGTTGCGCACGGTCTCGATTGCCTCGTCCTCGCTCTCGGCGTCCAGGCCGGTCTTGCGCGTGAGCTCGTCGACCCACCCCTGCTCGTGGCTGTCGTTTTCGGCCTCGCTGTCCTCGACCGTCTCCTCTTCGGTGGCGTCCGTGTCGGCGTCGGACTGCGGCTCCCCCTCTTGGGCCGTGCCCTCTTCCTGGCTGCCCTGTCCCTGCTCGCCGGCGGCCTCGGCCTCGGCCTCCTGAAACATGCTGTCGGGGATTTCGCCCTCGATCGAAGAGAGGCCGCTTGGCAAAAGGCTACTGCCGCTGCCCCCGCCCTCGGTTGCCTGCGGGTCGTCGTCGGAGACATACGTGGTTACGGGGCCCTCGTCGGTGGGCTGCTCCGATTCAGGGGCTTCGCCGGTTTCGGTGTCGGGGTCGTACTCCTCGTCGGAAAGTCGCTTCATGGGTCTGCTGGGCGTGTGCCCGGTTGGTGCGGTAGAGAAGCTATGCGGCCTGCGCGAGCAAAGCGTTGGCGTCTCGGTCCCCGTCCTCGGCGGCCTCCATCAGCTGCTTTCGCATCTGGCGCGCCTGCTGCCCGGAAATGTTCTGGTCGGCCATCTGCGCGACGTCGGCGGCCGATTGGAGGGCGCGCCGGGTGTCTTGCCCGCCGGGCCCCTGCATCTGCGGGGTCTCCTGGTCGCCCCCTTCAACAAGGGGGTTTGTGCGCTGGATGAGCTCGAGCAGCTGGTCGGCCTTCGGGTGCGAGGACATTTCGAGAAACTGCCGAAACGTAAGGTCCCCCTGGGCCCGCATTTCCTTGAGGTCCTGCTCGTAGAGCTGTCGGTACGTCGAGGTGTCCGCGACGTTGGCCAGCGAGACGTCGAAAATAACGTCCCGCACGTCCTCCTTCGAGAACCGCACAATATCGTCCTTGCTGCCGCGCACGGCCCGGCCGTCCCGGTGGTACTGCTGGGCGACCTGCAACGTCTTCACGTCGGCTTTCCGCAGGATGCCAAAGTACGTTTCGAAGAGGTCCAGCGTCGTTGTCTGCGACTGCACAATGCGGGCCTGGTACAGGCTGGCCGGCTGATCGGATGGCGGCTCATCACCCATGACGGCCCCGCTCACGCCCGACACTTCCTGTATCTCTCCGCGCATCTGCGCGAGCCACTCAAAGGCGCCGGTGGGGATAGAGTTGGAGTACACCTGCTCCGGGGCCACGCCGCTGTCGAGGTTCGCGTTGTCGGGGTCGGCCTTGTAGGCCACCACCCCGTTCATGCGCGTCCACTCGTCCGCAAAGTCCTGCGGGCTCATGTCTTCGGGGATCTGCTCCTCGGGAATCATCAGCACGCCGCGCGCCGACGTGGCCATGCCCACATCGATTATCTGGATCATGCGGTTATACAGGCGCTGCTGGTCGATGAGGTCGACGAGCAGCCCCCGGCTCTCGTTGTCGATCTTCTCGGCCCACCCGAAAGCGTACGGGTGCTCCTGGTGGTGGTACGGCGTCTCTCCGGCCCACAGCACCTCTCCGGTCGGCGTGAGGAAGTATCCAACCCACACCATTTCACTGCGCTGCTTGTACCGAAGCGGCGGCGTGCCCTGCTGGCGGCGCCGCTGGTTCTCGGCCTCGGGCTGGCGCACGTGGACGTCGTCAGGGCGCGCGGCGTAGACGCGGGGCTCGGCCGGGTCGTGGATGATGAGCTTATCCTTGAGCTCCCGGCGCCACACCTCCACCACGCGCTTCATATCGTCGTCCTCGGTGGCGTAAAAGCCCAGGCTGTCGGCCCGGTTAAAGTTGTAGTTCCCCCAAAACGACTCCCGCCTCTGCTCGCCGTAATAGTCCTTGATCGCGTCGGCCAGGTCCGGGTCCTCCGGGGCAAAGCTGGCGCAAATGCTTTCCACGTCCATATCGTGCAGCTCCCCAATCAGCCGCAGGTCGTGCCCCCGCCGGTCGGACGCGTCCGGGTTGTGAAAGAACCGTAGCATGTTCACCGCCCGAATGGTCACCTCGGGCCGGTCGTACATCGACCAGTATTTGTACCCGATGTGGAACGCCACCTTGCCCCCAAGTAGGTGCTCGAGGAAAGCGTCGGCCTCGAGGGTGTCCATCCGGTTGATACGGCGCGCCTCGCGTAGGGCCTTCGTCATTACCTCGGCCGCCTTGTTGTTCTCGCGGTCGACGGCGAACGCCTGGCGGTCGCTGCTATTCTTGCGGAGCTGCCCTTTCAGGTTGCGAACGATCGGGCGTAGGTGGTTCATCTGCCACGCCTCCCGCCCCTTCTCTTCGATTGCCGCCTTCTCGGTCTTCATCCCCTCCTCGGTCTCGATCGTGTCTTGCCACTGCCGCCCCATGAGGTAATTTCGGTGGCGCCGTCGGCGCTCACGGTCTTCTTGCAGGGCCGTCCATGCCGAATGGGCTTCCTCGAGGACGTCGACCGTCTGCTCGGTGCTGGCCAGCTCGCCGTTCTGCAACAGGGCCCCATTCATTTCGGACGGCTCCGGGGGCTCCTCCATCCCTCCCGATCGGGCTCGAATGTCGGCCGGGGCGCTCGTGTACGGCATAAAGCGCGGTGGCTATAAAATAGAAAAGCGCGACACGGGCCCGTCCCGGCTCGTGCCGGGCCAGTAGGGCTGTGTCGCGCAAGGCGAGGCAGGTATGTAGGGCGCCGCCTGCCCCCTATCCAGGTTCGGGGACAGCTGGGCGCCGATCGTCATGGCCGGATTCTCCTGGCCGGCCGCTCCATGTGGTTTCTGCAAGTCCTATGCCCCGACCCCATTCTCGTTTCGCGGCTTGAGCAGGTCGCTACTCGAAATGTCCTGTACGATGCCAGATTCAAATGAGTCCTCACTGGCGTTCGGGTCTATGACGTGGAGCGCGGCCTCCCACTCTTGGGACGGGCTGCTTGGCCGGTCCTGGCGCGTGAACCGAAAGTACCCTTCATCAATCAGCGTTTCGACGACGCCCTGGATGGACTGCTGGCGGGCCTCCACGAGGCGGGCGGCCGGATCGGCGGCGCGGGACAGCTCGGATTCAGTGACCTTCACGACGTTGCGTACGCGCCGGACGTCGTATTTTCGGCAGAGTCGGTCAAAGTCGGTTTCATCCATCGCCTGGTTGTACCGGCGCTTCCAGTTTTCGAGCTCCTTGTGCTTCTCCCGTAGCACCAGGCCAAAAATCACGCACATCGTAAGGGCCATCGGGCTGCTCCAAGCAAGAACCTCAATCATGGCGTTAGTTCAGCGAGATGACAGGCTGCCGAATAATGCGGGCCTCGTCGACCGACCGGGTCCACTGGTGCAGGCCCCCTTGCGGGATCTGCCCTCGAGTCGTCTTTGTGAGGGCGTCCACGCGGCGCTGGATGGCCCGGTCCAGCTCCATGCGCCCAAGCATACAGCTCCACACCCAACGCTGTTGCAAGGACGGAGAGATCACCAGGCGCCGGCATAGCCACCGCCCCTCTCGGCCGGGGTAGGAGCCCACCCACCACTCCACAAACAGGCCGTCCATGGACCAGTCACTGTACGCCCCGATCCGGTGAAAGTCGCGTCGTATCCAATCTCGATCCATCGGTTTACCGTGCAAGTCGAGCTCCACCGGCTTCGGCCCATTCCACTTGAAGCTCCTCGCGCTTCTCGTGGCGGCGCACTCCATACGACCATATTTCGCCCGCCTTTACCATTCGCATGAGCCGGACGGCCAGGCGCCGCTCGTCGCGGTTGAGCTCTGGAAGAGGCTGCGTTGGGGTTGGCAGTTGGTGTGCGCCCTGCTGTGTTGCCATATCGGTAGGGTAAGAAGTTGACTGGTTAAATGCGAGTCGCGCCGCCCTGGCCGCTCGACCGTTCTCGCGGCGTCACGGGCGATGGAGGGCCCATCTTGTCGTTCAGGTGAGCCAGCATGCACCGGACGTCGACGCGGTCGTCTTTCTTGCCGTCTGCCGCCCGCATGGACCCCTCAATCTCGAGAAAACTATCCATCTGCTGGCACGCCTTTTCCTCCCGCTCGATGTACGCAAAATCTGCGCTCTCCCCGTTCAGGGCGTTTCGCGCCCCGCGCAGGTGCTTCGTCAGCGCGCTTACGATGATGCCCTTGTTGTTGCCGGTCATGTACCACCCGGCCTTCCGGGTCTTCTCTCCACTCGTCTTGTCCTCGACCACACGGTGGTAGAGGTTTCCGTACCAGGGTTTGATTTCTTGCAGCACGGTCATGCCGTACGACGGGTCCCGCTCCGACACGCTGCGCTTCTTGTTCAGGCTGTTCACCTCGAGCATCCAGTACGCCATGCCGTACCACTTGGCCAGGCGCGCCGCCCGCCAGGCGTACAGGTCGACGTCCAGGTGGTCGTGCCACTCGCACACGATCTCCGGGTGGCCGCCCCACAGCATCGGCGCCCGGTCCAGCACGGCCGTCACCGAATAGTCGGCGGTGCGGGACTGGCCGGGGCCGACGTCGCTCGCGGCCGCATACCGGTTCTTGATGCGCGTCGTCTCGTCGGGGACGTAGTTCGGAAGCAGGCCGCCGTAGGTGTCGCCGGGCCGACGCCAGATTTTGAGCGGGCCGTACGGCTCCTCCTCAAAGTGAATGTCCTCGAGGGCCTTCGCGCCCGTCTCCGACGCGCCGTAGACGTCGCCCACCGCTTCTGGCTCCTTGCAGGTCTGCCGGGCCGCCTCGACGTAGGCCGGCGGGAAGACACGGTTTTCCCCGACCACCATCGCCTCGTCGGCGGTCGTCGGAAACTCCTGCTTCAGCTTGTGCGGCTTGACGATGTAGCCCGGCTTCGATCGCTGGCGCTGGTACCAGTTGATTTGGGCCAGCGTGCATCCGTGGTCCCACAGAAACTCGTCGTACTCGGTCCAGGTGCCGATAAATTCCTCGACGTCGCCCGGATCGTAAGACGCGAGGTTGTGCTCGCCGGCCTCGAGGCGATACTGCGGGTCGACCGTCCAGCTGGCAAACCAGAAGTTGTACGAGGTGTCCCCCTTCCGCGCCCGCTGGCACAGCTCCTTGAAGAACGTACCGGTTTCCCCCTTGAGCGTAGACTCTTGGATGCCCACCGTCCCCGGCTCGTCGACGAGCATCGACTCGACGTTGGCCACCAGGTCCTCCGCGGACTCGACGCGGTTGTTCGGCCACTTCCCAATCTCGGTCAGGTGGACGTACTGCGGGGTGCGACCGGATGGCGCGTTCGGGTTCTTGACCGTCCCGGTCGAGATTTTCGTGTCGCGCTCCGGAATGATCTTCGAGTTGCGTTGGCCGGCGTACGGGCGCCACCCCAAATCCCGAAACGGATAGTTCTCGCGGATTCGGTCGTACCGGGCCATCACGTCTTTCGCCGCGTCGGAGTCCTGCGCCACAATCCAGGCGTCCCGGCTGCGGTGCAGCTCCATCTGGTGCCAGGCGATATACGCGTAGGAAAGGGTCGTCGCGCCCCACTGCCGGTGCTTGAGCAGGATCATGCGGACGGGGCGCCCGGCCATGCGCTGCTGCTCGAGCTGCCGAATGTACTCCCGTTGCGGCCGGTTGGGGACCAGGTCGATCGTCCGGCCTTCCTTGTCCTTGATCTTGGCGACCGACGAGCACCAGTATTCAAAGTCTTCCTTGCAGCGATCCCGCCGAAATTCAAAAAGCACCTCGTCCCACGGCTTCCCAATGAGGTCCGCGTAGGTGTAAAGGCTACCGGCCTGTTGTGAGAAGGTAACGGCGCGGTGGTCCTGCATAGTCTTGGGGAGATACACCGGCCGCCAGTCCGGGTGGACCTGGAACGGAAACCGTTCGATCGGGCTGCCGACCCCTCGGATGGGGTCGTAATCGACGTGCAGGTTGCGCCGCCGGCGCTGGTTCTCCTCGAGGACGTCGTGGGGGTCGTGCTGCATGAGTTACGCCTCTTCGACCGGGACAGAGGGCCACCGCTCCTCCTGCGCGTCTCCTTGCAGGTGGGCGTTGAGCTCGTTATTCCACTGGTTGATGGTCAGGTTCTCTACCTTGGTGCCCCCGTCCTCCGTGTCGAACGCGCCGGTGGCTTTGAGGAGCTGCTGCTGTGCCTTCTGGTCGTCTTTCAGCTCGATGCGCTTCACGTAGCGGTCTACCTCCCCGGTCGCCTCGTTGTACTCGGCGCCCCATTCGATCTTGTCGACCAGGTGCATCTTTCCCCGCTGCCGCGCCTTCGCAAGGTCGGGGACGGCCTGGCCATCCTCAAACCGCAAGAAGTCCTCCCAGCTGGCCCGCGCAATCTGCGAGACGCGCTTGAGCACCTCGTTCTGACTCATGTGGCGACGACACGCATGCTCGATCAGCGGCCGCAGCTTCGGGTGCTGCCGGTTCTGGTGCCCGATCGCCCGGCACGAATCGTTGTCCTTGGCCTTGTACTCGGACTGCCGGACGGCTTCCGACGCGTTGAGGCCGTTGCTAAGGTACTCTTGCAGCCAGGACTGTTGTTTGGGCGTGAGGCTGTGCCAGAGGGATTGCACCTCGTCCTGGTGGAGCGTGCCGGGGCCCTCCCGGCTTTTCAGGGGTTTTGGAAGCGTGGCCATTGGGCTACTCGGGTTGTGTAAGCGGTCCGTGTGCGTTGGCGGCCAAGAGGTCTTCGACCTTGTCGACCACCTCGGAGACCGCCAGCTCCTCTCCAACCTGCGGGTCAAACTGTTCGGGATCGACCGGCGCGCTCGTGCCGATCACCTCGTATCCATTCGGGAGTTTGACGCACACCACGGTCGTTTTCTCTTGCATGACCGTCTTGCTGGCGTCCGACGCGTTGACGATCTCGTAGGCTTTCCGGCGAAGGTCGGAGGGCATGGGTTACTCGCTGCTTTGGAGGAGCTCACGGACTTCCTTAAATTTACTTCGCAGCGATGGGTGTCGTTCAATAAACTCCTGCTGCACCTTCTGCTGGGCCTCCACGGCCATCCTGCGGCGGCGCATGAGGAGCTCGGCGTCCTCCGTGCGCCCCTCGGTGCGGGCCGCCTCAATCCGGCTCTTGAGCACGTTCTCGCTCGGACGGGGCACGTACTGGCCGGCCATCACCTGGATTGCCCGGTCCTTGCCGACGTTGTTCGTGCGGAGCACCGCGAACGCCTGGCGCGGGGAGAGGCCGAAGTTGATGGCGGCCTGGACGTCGCGGCTCATGTGGTCGATGATGTTTGACTTTGCCTCGACGGACTCGCGGTACGCCTCCTCGATGTCAGACGCCGACACGGTCCCGCGCTTCGTGAGGGTGGAGGAGAAAAGCTGGCTGGCGTTGCGGTACTGCTCCTCGAAATCCAGGGTCTCCCACTTGATCCGCTCGGCCATATCGATCGTCTTGATGCGCTGGCCCGCAAACAGGCTCATAATCTCCTGCGTGGGGTCGCCGTCCTGGTACAGGCCCTTGTCGACGAACGCGTTCCAGGCGCCGCGCACGTCCTTCGAGGTCGAGGGCTCGAACGTAGACAGGATGTGTGCCACACGCTGCCCCCAAAACTCGGCCGGCTTCGTCTGCTTCAAGGCCGGGTTGGCGATCGGCGCCCCGCTGTCAGTCGAACGGTTCACGATCGCTTCCCGCACCTTCTTGGATAGAATCTCTTCGCTGATGAACGGAGAGAGCAGGCGGCTTAGTGCAGTCCCGGCCGCCCGCCAGGGGTCGACGTCGTCGCCCTGCATGGCGGCGATCGCGGCCTCGCCGTACGCCTTGTACGGGTTGAGGTACCCCAGGTCGACGTACGACGCTTTGCCGTCCTCGGCGTTGAGGTGGAAGATGTTGGAGTATTGCGACCACTCCGGAAGCAGCCGACGGAGGTACTCGTCGTCCTCGTCGTCAAACCCGGTGAGGGCCTTCGACACCTCGTACAGTCCCTTCATGGCCCCCTGCGCCATCACCATGCCGGCGGCCCGCTGCATTCCGATGTGGCGCGTGTCGGGGTCTTGGAGGTCCTCCTTGATGAACCGGAAGCTGTGGTAGGTCGTCCGGAAAACCTCGGAGAAGAACGACACGAACGGGGCGTTTGTCGGCAGGCGCCGCAGCTTCTTGAGGGCCTCGGGCACCTGGCTGTACGTCGGGTAACTGTTCTTAACGCGCTCGGCGGCGTACTCCTCGACGCGCTGCTCGGGCCAGTCCGGCTTGGCGCCGGCGTACCGCTCCTTCTCGATCTGAAAAGCGTAGACCTTCCAAATCTCGTCGCCCAGCTGGTAGAGCTTCGCCAGCGTCTGCCCGGTGGTGCCCACGATCTTGTCTGCGAGTTCGCCCATTCCGGTCTTCGGGTCCTCGAGGTCCAGGTCCAGGTCCCGAAAGAGGTCCTCGAGCTCCCCGGCCCGCACGGCGTCCCCGACAATCCCCAGCTCGAGCATGCGCTGAAACTCCTGGCGCTGCTCCTCGCTGTTGAAGTCCTGTTTCATCGACGCGATGGCCATGGACCACGCCTTTTGCTTTGGGCTCTGCGTGGAGAGGCCCGCGATCGTGCCGACGGCCGCGCCGGGCACAGCCCCGATG